CACGAAGTATTAAGACCAACACTCACTGATAACAAAGGTGGAGCACTATTTATTTCAACACCTAAAGGATTTAACCATTTCTATGATTTATATAATTTAGCTCTTGACCCAATTAAAGGGAAAGAGTATGAGAGTTTTCATTTTACAACAAGAGATAATCCATTTATCCCTTCTGAAGAAATAGACAAAGCCCAGCAAGAACTAGAAGAAAATAGATTTGCTCAAGAGTATATGGCAGATTTCCGAAAAGCTGAAGGACTTGTTTATAAAGATTTTGACAGAACGAAACATACTTTTACAGAACCGCAACCCATTAGAGAAATAAGACGAATTGCAAGTGTAGACTTTGGTTGGACAAATCCGACTTGTGTTTTAACTATTGTAATTGACTACGATAATACCTATTGGGTTTTAGATGAAATGTATAAAACTCAAAAGAATATGCAAGATATAATCCAGTATTGTAAAACCACTAGAGCAAGTGAATTTTATCCTGATCCAGCCGAGCCTGATAGAATAGAAGAAATGAAACGAGCAGGGCTTAATGTTCAAGAAGTTTCTAAGGACATAGAATTTGGGATTACTTGCGTGCAGAAAATGTTTAAGACCAATAAGATAAAAATACATTCATCTTGTGTAAACCTAATCAACGAATTAGAAACTTATCACTACCCTGAAAAGAAACCAGAGCAAAATGAGAAAGAATTGCCTGTCAAAGAAAACGATCACGCAATGGATGCACTACGCTATGCTTTATACAACACAGCACCAGTAGAAGACGATATGGCAATGAAAATGAAAGTCTTACGCAACAGAATGGGAAACAAATCTATGGCTTAGCTGTCCAAAAAAAGACAGGGCAAAAAGTGAATATGTTATAGTTTGTGAATGGAAATAATAAACCCTAACCCAAGCGAAAACAAAACTATATTCGGTATAATTCGCCAAGAAATCAATGACTTTGTAAATAATTACATAGAAGTTGTGCCTGGTTTTAACTTCTCGCAATATCAAACTATTAAAAGAAATCATTTGTATGTAAACTCTCGCTTTTACGACCAGAGTTTATTTTCAGGTAGAGAGAAAATCTTTTTTAACATCTCAACTTATCGTAAAGACACAGCTAAGTATTTAATCGGACTGGACACAAAAGATGCTAAACTAGAACCAGCAGATGAAACAAACGAATGGGCTACTCTATTCTTAGAAAAAGAACTTCATTTGTGGATGAAAGAGAACCATTTAGCTCGTAAGTTTAATGATGGAGCTGATGAACTAACTACACAAGGTTCAGTAGTAGTAAAGAAAACTAAAAATGGAGTTGAAATTGTAGATTTGCGTAGACTCTTTCTTGACCCAACAATAGACAGAATAAAGAACTCTCGTTTCATTACGATTAAATATTACTTCACACCTTACGAACTAAAACAGAAAGCCAAAAAGAATGGCTGGGATATGAAAGCGGTAGAAGCAATCATAGCCAAGAAAAGAAATCAGAAATCTTTTGCTCCACAATCTTATGAGAACTTTGGAATGAAAAATCCAATCGTTTCTCAACCATACATAGAAGTTTACGAAAGATATGGAGAAGTAGAAGCAGAATGGCTCGGGCAAAAAGGTGATCCTGTTCGTTCACTATTTATTGTAGCTGAACCTTTTGCGATAGGAAGAAGTCAAGACCAAAAATATGAATGGGATGAAGGAAATATTTTATTCAAGAGTGATTGGACTAAAGATTATCCTTTTAATGATTGTCATTACCGAAAAACTCGTGGGCGATGGTTGGGAATTGGAACGATTGAAGAACTTTATCCTTTACAAGAAAGATTTAACGAATTAGCCAACCAAAAGAGAGTAGCGATGGAAGTTTCGGCAATGCACTTATTCCAAACTGCCGATCCAACTGTGGTAGATAATATTTTAACTGATTTACAATCAGGCGATATAATTAAAACAAGAACGCAAGGAAGTTTACAACCTATCGTAAATGAAGAAAGAAATCTAGGGGCATTTGAAATGGAAGATAAGGTTTACAATATGCTTGCTGACAAAGCGTCTTTCGTAAATGATATTGTTTCAGCTCAGAATGTTAGTGCTTCTATGCCAGCAACAAATGCAGCAATCGCTAACACAAACTCTAAAGCATTCTTTAAAGAACGCAGACAAGATTATGCAATTATGTGGCGTGAAATTTTTGAAGAACAATTATTGCCTGAAATCGTTAAAGAGATTTCAACAGACCATATTCTTCGTTTCACAGGTAACGTAGAAGAATTGCAAAAGCTAGATGATGATTGGACTAATCTTTTGATTAATGAACAAGTAGATGAAATGGTAACCAAGACAGGGAATCTACCAAGTCCTGATGAGATTGCAAGTATCAAACAAGATGCGATGATGCAAATGAAAAAGAAAGGCAAAAACCGTTTTGTAAACATTCAGAAAGATTTATATCCTAATTTAGAAGTAGAGTTTGACTTTATCTTAGATGATGAAAGTGTGGATAATAACATTCTAGCAAATAATAAGTTCCAACTTCTAACCGCAATCGGACAAAATCCAAATCTATTACTTGATCCAGTAACGAGAACTATGATTTACGATTACGCACAGCAAACTGGTATCAATCCTATTAAGTTAGAGATAGCCGAAGCGTCAAGACCACCACAACAACCACAACCTCAACAAGGGCAACCGCAAGGTCAAGCGATGCCAAATCCTATGATGAATAACCAACCACAAAATGGACAAAGAAATCCTCAATAAATTAACTTCAAAGTTTTTCAATGACCCAGATTTTCATTATGTGATTGATATGCTGTCCAATAAAGTTGAGAAATTAAGGGACATTGCTACAATAGACATCAAAGATAGTCCTGATACGATTAAGGCAATCGTAGCTGGTCGTCAGGAAACTATAAAATTAGTAGACGAATTTAAAAATGATGTGCAAGTCGCCACATCTATGATTAACAATAAACCAACAACTTTCAAATGAGTGTATCAAGAAAAAGTCCAGGCGAAATGCCTGAAGAACAAGTAGACGAAGATTATGAAATGACAGCCGAAGACTATCAAGCAGATAAAAAAGATGCTCAAGATAGAACTGGCTATGACGAACGAACACCTGAAGAATTAGAACAAAAAGCCGTAGACGAGAAATTGCCTATGGGGTCGCAATCTTATTAGTTTAACCTTAAAAATCACAATGAACTACCCAAATGAAGTCGGGGAGAATCCAGGATTATATACAGGAGTTGAAGCAGAAGTTCCAACTTGGGAAAACTCTACAATGCCTCGCCCACCACAATTAGACCCAAGTTTAGATTCAGAGCCAAAGGTCGCAGATGCAAGTTGTTAAATTATTAGCCTAACTTAAAAATTTATGTATCCAGAAGGAGAAATAAAAGAATACAAAGATTGGGAAGGTGTAGAAGCTAGTCAAGGCATCAAAGATAACGAAGATGGTGTCAATGAAGCCGACGAATCTTGGCCATCTGGTATCAAAGAAGAAAATAGTATGAATGGAGAACTTACATCAAGCAATCCAGCATACCTAAACAAGAAAGGGAATATGTAATTAAAAATGGCTGTATCCAGCCGTCGTGGGAAGCGGAAACCCATTAAAACACTTTAAGAACCATAACTTTTAAATATATGGAAGAAGAAAAAATTGAGAACATCGACTCTACAAATGATGAGGAGAATAAAACTTCTGAACCAAATGGAACAACTCTTACAGTAGATGACTATAAGAAGTTGGAAGCCGAGAAGATAGCATTAGAGGAAAAGAACGCTAAACTCTATGCCCGATTAAAGAAAGAAGAATCATCTAAAAAGGAAGCTCAACCTTTAGCGAAAAGTGAGCCAGGTGTTAATCCTACCGAGTTCACTAAACTGAAATTGAAAGTTGATCACGGCATTACTGACCCGGAAGCCATAGACTTCATTATGAAGAATGGTGGCGAAGAAGCTCTAAAAAATCCTTATATAAAGAAAACTATCGACACAATGATAGAACAAAAGAGAGCCGAATCTGCCGTTATTGATGGCGATAATGGGAAGTCAGAAATTGACAAGAAGTACACCCAAGACCAACTCAAATCAATGTCAGCCGAAGAATTGGAAAAAATACTTCCACACGCTTAGGTATTATTAGTTTATTAACCCCCTAGACGAGTGGAGAATTATTTATGGCTGCACAATCAACCACAACTACTCTCTCAACGCAGATGAGCATATTCTACGACAAGGTTTTCCTTGAAAGAGCTATGCTTGCGTTGCGATACGACTTCGGGGCAACGAAGAAAACTATGCCACTTAATTCGGGAAAAACCATCTATTTTAACCGAATGACACCATTAG